CAAGTAGCACTGGTTTTTTTGTAGGATTTAATTCAAGTAGAAATTTAAGATTTAATCAAGGAAGTACAGATCATATAAGTGATAGCGGAACAGTTGATCTAGGCCAGTGGTATCATGTTGCAGTTTCTCGTGCTAGTGGAACTACAAAGATGTTCAAAAATGGCACTCAAGTTGGGTCAAATTATTCTGACACCAACAACTATACCTCATCAACTTTGGAAATTGGGCAGCGTTCAACAAGCAACGGTAATCCTTTTGATGGTTGGGTAACAGATGTAAGAATTGTTTTAGGCACTGCTCTTTACACCAGTAATTTTACTTCACCCACCGCTGCATTAACTGCTGTTTCTGGTACTGCACTTTTGATTGGTGGTGGCGATACTCCGTTAGTAGATCAAAGTAGCAATAGTATTAGTTTTACGCAAGTAGCAAACCCTGTTGCATCAGAGTTTGGTCGATTCACTGGTTCAAGTGGCGAAGGTGGTTTGGTTTGGGTAAAACAAAGAGATGGAAGTTCCTCCCAACACGCTTTGTTTGACACTGTAAATGGAACATTAAAGGCTTTAGCCACAAGTAGCACCGCTGCATTAGCAACTGAAACAAGTGCAACGTCTTTTAATTCTAATGGCTTTTCTATAGGTACTTTTAATAATTCAGGCGATCCGCGAGCGTATGTCTCTTGGACATTTAGGAAGCAAAATAAATTTTTCGATATTGTCCAATATTCTGGGACGGGTTCAGCACAAGCAATAAACCATAATCTTGGAAGCACCCCAGGGGCTATTTTTGTAAAGCAAACAAACGAATCTAGGGATTGGGCGGTGCTTCACAGGAAATTTAATGGAGGCGGTTCTTATCAAAACTTTTGGATGAAGTTAAATGGTCAAGGAGAATTATTAGATGACAACACAGTATGGAATGACACCGTCCCAACTTCCACTCAATTTACTGTAGGAACTGGAGACTATACTAACAAAAGTGGTGGAACTTACATTGCGTATTTATTTGCTCATAATGATAATGACGGCGAGTTTGGCCCCACTCAAGATCAAGATATCATAAAGTGTGGAAATTATACTGGTAATGGTTCTTCTACTTATGGCATTTTCCAAGACTTGGGTTTTGAGCCTCAGTGGATTTTAGTAAAAAACACCGATCTTACTTCAGAGCCTTGGGTAATGTTAGATAATATGAGAGGAGTTACAGGATATCCATCGTCAAATGACCCTCGACTATTGGCAAATTCTGCTAACGCTGAGGCAAATGGTCAGATCATGCAATTTAATGCAACTGGTTTTACACCTCTTACAGCAGACGATAAAATAAACGGCAATGGTCACGATTACATTTATATAGCAATTCGGCGTGGCCCTATGGCTACACCCACTGTTGCAACTGATGTGTTTGATGTAGTGTCTCAGTCAGGAGGCTATCAAGTAAACCGTAAAGCAACTACTGGTTTTCCTGTGGATCTTGTTATCAATACACAATTAAGTCCTGGTGCTGATAAGTATCTTTATGATCGTAAACGTGGGGAAAGAAAAGATCTTAAAACAAGCCAAACGGACTCTGAAGGTTCTAACAGTCCAGGGCCAATAAGCTTTGACATTCAAGACGGAATTAAACATCAACTATTTAACTCAGCAAATACTGTGAATCTTTCAATGTGGAAGCGTTCACCAGGCTACTTTGACATTGCTGAATATATAGGCACTGGAAGCGCAAGAACGGTTGCTCATAACCTTGGTGTAGCGCCTGAGATGATGTGGGTAAAGGATCGTGATGACACAGAAGATTGGAGTGTTTATCACGCAGGTATAACAAACCCAGAACAAAATTACTTATACTTAAATTCTAGTTCAGGTTTAAACCCTAACTCAAATACAATTAAATATTGGAACCACACTAATCCAACTAGCTCAGTTTTTACCGTAGGTGACGAGGGGCGAGTAAATCAATCAGGTGAAAAGTACATAGCCTACCTTTTTGCGACAGTCGCAGGTGTATCGAAGTGTGGGTCATTTAGCCATACAAGCGGTGGCGGTGATACTAATGTAGATTGTGGATTTACCAGTGGTGCTAGGTATGTAATTGTAAGAAGATACAGTAGCACAGGTGGAAACTTTATTGTTTTAGATAGTGTTCAAGGAATTTCAGCAGGCAATGACCCTTATTATACCTTGGATGGAAATGACGCACAAGTAACAGGCAATGATGTGTTAGACCCTTTAAGTTCAGGTTTTACTGTTGCTGATGGGTTCTTAGCATCAGGTGACTACATATTCTACGCAATCGCATAATAAAGGAGTTAAGTCATGGGACTAATAAGAATAAGAGACACGGAAGAGGTGGTAACGGAAATAACCTTCCGCACGATGCACAAGAAAACTCGACCTGTTTTAGAGCCAACGCTCACAGCGGAACGCCTAGACGGTCTTGGTGCAGATCCTGTTATGGAAAGTGCTCAAGCCGACACAACAGCGCCTTACGAGTTTAGTTTTAGGTCTGGTGTAGCGCAGGATTCTGATGGGAATTGGATGACAGTCAATTCTGTTGGGCCAGTGTTTACTGAGTACACAGACGATGATGGCGCAGTGCAATCGGTTGACGCACAAACTACAGCGTATCGTGCTCGTATTGACGCTGATGCGGCTGAAGCCCAAAGGTCTACTCGAACAACACTGTTGGCAGAATCAGATTGGACACAAATGGCTGATACTGCTTTGAGCACAGAAAAGAAAGCTGAGTGGGTTACATATCGCAAAGCACTTAGAGACTTGCCAAGCGCATCAGGATGGCCTCATACTCACACCATGCCAACGAAACCATCATAATGCCAAAAGATACCACAAATGAAATCGCGTTAACAACGCCTGACATTAAGATTCAGCTTCCACAAGCGAAGCCTGAATACAAATCTATGTTGGCAAACATTGCAGAAAAAGCTCCTGCAATTGCACAGGCATCTAGCAACTTCTATAAGTCTCATTCACAGATGATGAGTGTTACATTAGATGTAACTGCGATCACACCTATACGTTCCGTAAAGCATAGCCTTGCTGAGATTGAAAAGACTAAAGCGGCTTTGCAAGAGGGCTACTTCAAGATGAAGAAGGAAGAAGTAAAGCTCAAGAAGCTAGAGCGTAAGCTTCTAGAAGAAACAGATGACTTAGAACGTGAGATGCTTGAGATTAAGATAAATGAAAAGCAGGCACAAGCGGCAAGCTCTCGTGGATATGTAGAAGCTGCGGTGCGTAAGTTAAACTTCTTTACCAATCAGTATGACAACCTGATGAAGAAGATTGGCAAGGATGAGCTTACCGAAGAAGACTATGAGCGCGAAGAAGTTAAGTACCACATTATGACTTGTATGAAGCAAGCATTGAATGCAGCTAGAAGTCGTAATGGTCAGATAGATGAAGGTAATCTTATTTATGTGTTTGATCTAGGGATCAATGCAGCGCAAGCACAGGCGGAAGTCTTTTCATATTTGCAGTGGGAAAACGAAATTATCAAACAAGGTAAGGCACCAGAGCATCACCACACGGTTCAGTGGTTAGAGGCTTGTGCAGAAAAATGGGCAGATTGCCCTGGAGACTTTGCAAACAGCCGTGGTTTTGATATCATGGACAGAACATCTCTGACTAACACTCCACAGCTAGAGGATAAGAAAAATGGCACACAAAGTAGTAAAGTACAGACTAGAAAGTGACGGCACTATACCAACTTGGTTAAAGTTTGGTGTATCGCAATTAACAGGAGGCATGTATGCGGTTGCAGATAGCGGCACGGCTAGTCCACAGGATTGGATTATGATCGGCATATCGGCTGACGGTTCAGATATTTCTGGTGCAATTGAGGAAATAACATCTAAAGATAATCTACAGACATACCTTACTGCACAAGCATCAGCAAATAGTTGGACAGATCCTGCTCCAACAGATGAAGATCCAGATGCCACAACAGAATTTGATGCTGCTGCGCACGCTCAACGTGTTTGGGATGATCTAGACGCACTTAATGGATAAGTTCAATTGAACTAATTAGGACAACAGATGCCACTACAAAAACTTCAGTTCCGCCCAGGTGTCAACAGAGAGACAACTTCTTACACCAATGAGGGCGGTTGGTTTGA